AAAAAACTGCGCCCCCCTCTATATATATATAACACCACCCTCATATATTTAAAAAAATACTCGGACTTGTCATCAATAAAAAAAAGGTATCTATATGTGTTGCATAAATACCACACGGCGGTACTAATTAGTTCCTTTATAGTATTTATTTTATATTTTATTAATATCTCTATTGTAGAACTCTAAAGTATAGTGTATAATACTACTATGGAGTATTTAAATAGTAACTATATAGAGTCTTACATAAATCTTAAAGGCTTGTTGTCAGAACAAGTTAATGAACAATGTAATACTGACTTTCTTTCTTTTGTCAGATTGATGGCACCCTCAATTGTGTCTGGCTTTGAGATGGGTAATCATATAAAAGTTATCTCTGATAAGCTGCAACAGGTGCAGGATGGAAAAATAAAAAGACTGATGGTCTTTCTTCCACCACGTTCCAGTAAATCTGTCATATGTTCCAAGTTGTTTCCTGCATGGTACATAGGCAGGAACCCTGAACATGAAGTATTGACGATATCTCATAGTGATCAACTGGCAAGTGACTTTGGTAGATCAGTCAGGGACTTGGTAAACACTGATGAGTTCTCTAAGATATTCAAAGGCGTTGGATTGAGAAGTGATGTCAGGGCTGCTGGTAAGTGGAAGACAAATCAGAATGGTACATACTATGCTGCCGGTGTCAGATCACAGATTGCTGGTCGTGGCGCTCATGTAGCAATCCTTGATGATGCTATGTCGGAAGAAGATGCGATCTCCAGTGCCGGAAGAAGGTTTATCAAAGAGTGGTACCCTGCCGGACTCAGAACACGTATCATGCCCAACGGTTCCATAGTCATAATCAACACAAGGTATCACTATGATGATCTCTGTGGCTGGCTATTGAAGCAACAGGAAGATATGTCAGACTATGAAACTATACCATGGGAGGTTGTTAAGATACCTGCATGGTTAGATGAAGAAGCAGCAGAGCTACTTGATCTTCCAGTAGGGAGTAGTTACTTTCCACAGTGGAAACCTGATGAAGTATTACGAATAGATGAGAATGAGATCAAGGCAAGTAATGGTAGCCGGTACTGGAACGCCCTCTACATGCAAGACCCCACACCTGAAGAGGGTGGTATAATAAAAAAACGATGGTTAAAGAATTGGGAAGATGCTGATCCGCCCACATGTGACTTTGTTATTCAAACATTTGATACTGCTTTCTCCACATCTAATACTGCTGACTATAGTGTTATCCAGACATGGGGTATCTTCCACATGTATAATCAAAACGATGAGGGATACGAAGACTTTGCCTCACACCTGATACTGTTGGGTAACATTAAGGGACGCTTTGAATATCCAGAACTAAGACGACTGTCACAGAAACTCTACAATCAACATAAGCCTGATGTATGTATGGTAGAAAAGAAAGCATCTGGTCAGTCGCTTATTCAGGATATGCGTAGGAGTGGTCTGCCTGTAATGGAATACCTGCCTGACAGGGATAAGGTATCCAGAGTTTATGCAGCAACTCCTATCATGGAAGCGGGTAGGCTATGGATACCCAAGGGTAAGAAGTGGGCAGATGACCTAATAGAAGAACTTATACGGTTTCCCAATGCGGCCCATGATGATCAGGTAGATGCCCTAACAATGGCAGTACACTACATGAAAGACTCATGGCACCTCTCACATCCTGACGACCCAGAGTACGATGATGAACCCAGAGAGAAAGTAGCTACTTACTGGAATGTATGATTTGGGAAAACAGAAAAAGTATGCTATAATAATAGGATGATTGATTTTCCACAAAAACTATTTGGAGAAATTATTTTATTTATAGCTAAGTTTGATTGTTTTAAAAAGTGGACGATTTCTGATATTAATAGATTATTTATTCCACCAATTAAAAATAAACAATTTAAAATTTGGAGAAATACAAATAATAAAATTATAGGTTTTACAACATGGGCTTTCTTTTCCAAAGAAGTTTCAGAAGGTTACATAAGTGGTAAAAGAAAAATAAGACCTGAAGATTGGGACTCAGGTTCTATACTATGGATTATAGATTTTGTATCAACATCTAAAGATGTAAAAGAAATGATTTTATATTTACATAATAAATTTCCTAATCGACAAGCTTATCATATGAGAGTTAAAACAGAGAAAAACTATTCAAGAAGACTGAAGGGGAAGTATGGCAAACCAATTAAAAAATCTATTTGCGGCTGATTTAAAATTAGTCAGGGGATTATTTTTTATTAATGTCTTCTTAGCTTTTCTGTTGCCTTTATTTAATATTGTTCCTATAACTACTTTTGGTATACTAATTTCTATTTTAATTTATTATACTTTAGGCGGTGCTGGAATAGTTGCAACCTTTCATAGATTTCATTCACACAACTCTTTTCAGTTTAAAAAGAAATGGATTGAAGTTTTATTTACTACTTTAGGTTCTCTTACAGGATCAGGAAGCGCACTGGGCTGGGCAGCGATGCATAGGCTGCATCATGAAACGCCCGACAAAGTTGGTGATCCTCACGCCCCTCTTAATGGTGTATGGCCGACCTTGACGGTAAAATATAATTATCATAGAGGCATGTGGAAAAATATGAAAGACCTTGCAGCCAAACCATATTTAGTTTTTCTACATAAATATTATTTTTTAATTTTATTTATTTATATTGCAGTTTTGTTTGGTATGTTTAGTTTGTTAGGAATTTATTATGGTTTTATTATTCCATCAACCATAACATTACTTTTATCTGGCTTGACTAACTATGTATCACATATTCCTTTTCTGGGATATCAACGACATAAGGATGGCGGTAAAGCTACTAATGCTTGGTGGATGTCTTTATTTAATTGTGGTGAGGGTTGGCATAATAATCACCACCATAATCCTTCTTCGTTTACTACAAAAGAAAAGTGGTGGGAATGGGATATGGCAGGATCAATTATTAGAATGGTAAAAAAATGATTAAAAAGTTTGATCTTAGTGACATCCATAATCTAGCTAGATTAGAAAATAAATTTTGGTGTTTTATGGGCGATGGTGATGGTGGTGATGGGTCTGGCGAAGCAGGGTCTGGTGAAGGTAGTGGAGGTGTAGCTGATTCTGGAGTAGCCGGTAGCCCCAATGAGGGACCGGCTGGACCGGATGAAGGAGCCGGTGGACGAGGCGATCCTAGAGATTTTGGGTATAGTATAGAGGAAGCTGTTGCAGCAGCAGTTGCAGCAGAAGAAGAAGCTTCAAGAGACGAAGCAGAGCAAGCAGCTAGAGCGCAAACACAAGAACTTGGTCTAACTCCAAATCAGCTAGCAGATATTTACACAGGTCTGCTTGAAGACCCAATGAATTTTAGCTTTTTCGACCACCTGGACGAGTACCCCAGTAGAAAACTTAAACCACGAATTGAGAAACGAGTAAATGCTGCGGCGCTAGGAAGAGACCCTGTATTTATGAACCTTCCAAAGACACCAGAACTACTAGACAGACAAAGGACTTATCTTTCTATGCTGGCAGAGGCAGGTAAAGAAGCAGCAGACTATGAAGAAAAAAATAAAGACGAATTTGGAATTAATAAACAACCACTAACAAGCTACATTCAAACCGAATTAAATAAAGGTCGTTTTGCAGATAGCATTGCAAGTATTGAAGATATGAACAAACTTGAAAATGCTGGTTTCAAAACCTTTGGTACAGGCTATCGTGGAGAATATGAAGCAAGAGCGCCCAACGCTCTGTCAAGAGAAGAGTATGATCCTGTAACACTAATGGCATCTGGTACAGGGCGAAGAAGCGAAACGATTTCTTTGTTCTCACAGTTTGCAAAAGAAAATCCTACGATGACTGCAATGGAGGCTTTGTCAGCTTTTAATGCAGTAGGTTCCTTTGGCACCCTTAACGAAGCAGATTTAGGAATGCTAGGTTATTCTCCTAATCAAGCTGTTGGTCCTCAAGCTGCCTTTACTGAGAATGCAAGAGAAGAAGGATTTTATCAGGGACTAAGTATGCTTGGAAGAGCAGCCCTTGGCCCTACCAGTGCGATTGGAGTACTATCTGATATCATGGCTTCTCCTAATCCTTCTATGGTTAGTTCTATATTAGATGGCCTTAATGATGCAACCAAAGTAGATGGTATAGGAATTGTAGATGAAGTAAGCAGTGTTTATGATCAAATTACTGATCCTATTAGCGAAGCTTTTGATACAGCCGCTACCGACTTAGGTAACTTTGTAGATAGAAATGTTAATAATCTTGCTGATTTCTTTTCTGTAAATAATACAGAGGCTGTAGATGCTGTAGACGAGGGTCAACCTACAAGTCAGGCAGCACAAGCTGAACAAGATGCACAAGATTATGCTCAAGCAATAAGCGGTGTTCCTGCTGACCCTTCAATGGGTCTGGCTGATCCTGCCTTTGCAGTACAAGGACAACTACAGCCGGGGTCTTTCTTTTCAGGTCTTACTCCTGAACAAGTAGAAAGCTATGTGAATACAGCATCAACTCCAGAAAGTAGTAGGCTTTATGTAGAAAGACGCAATACTCCTTATCCAATGCAACCTACTACTTCAATAGAAAGTGATCCCTTTATGCCTGTATCAGAACAAACTTCAAGCTTTTTTCCAGAAGTTGATCTACCAAACAATAGTAGATTTTTTGAGCTTGCTAATATATACGGACCAGAAAGAGCGCAACAGTTATTGGGGCTTGCATAATGGCAACTGAACGTAATCCTTTTGATCGTATGCCTGAAGAAGAAACAAATATAATTCCTCTTGGTCCTGAAGTAGAAGAGATCGATGCTACCTTTGAGGTAGCTGAAGACGGTGGTGTTATTGTAGACTTCTCTGATAATGTAGAAATGAAAGCCTCTGAAGATATTGCCGAATGGTATGGTAATATGGCAGAGGATATGGATGAAGATGAGCTTACAGATATTGCAGCCACTGTAATAGAAAACTTTGAGGCTGATAAAGATTCCCGTGCTGAGTGGGAGTCAATGTTTGAACGTGGCTTTGATCTGTTAGGTCTGAAGCTGGAGCAGGGTACAGAACCTTTTGAGGGTGCATGTACTGCTGTACATCCCTTGTTGATTGAGTCTGCTGTTAAGTTCCAATCAAAAGCTTCCGGTGAACTCTTCCCATCAAGCGGTCCTGTCAAGGCACAGATACTTGGTAAGTCTACAGAAGAAAAAGAACTACAGGCTAACCGTGTACAGAACTTTATGAACTATCAGGTAACAGAGCAGATGCCTGAATACTTTGATGAGTTTGAAAGAATGTTGTTCCACCTCCCCCTAATTGGTTCTGCATTTAAAAAGTTGTACTATGACGCTACTGTTAAGCGTCCCAAGTCTGAGTTTATCCCCATTGATCAGTTTTATATTTCTTACTATGCAACTGATCTTTCAAATGCAGATCGTTATACTCATGTTATATCTCGTAGTCCTGTTGAATTAAAAAGAGATATTAAAGCTGGTGTTTATGAAGATGTTGAACTAAGTTCTCCTTCTGGATATATAGGTACTCCTTTCAGTGAGAAGATGGATACAATTATTGGATTGTCTCCCACATCAGATAATGATCCACAGTATGTTCTTTTAGAACAGCACTGCTATCTTGACATAGAGGAGGAAGACATTCCTCTTCCATATATTGTTACTGTTGAACAACAGTCTAGACAAGTATTAAGTATTCGTAGAAACTATAAGCAAGATGACCCGAACAAAGAAAAAGTAAATCACTTTGTGCATTATAGATTTGTTCCCGGCTTTGGTTTCTATGGTCTTGGTCTTATACACTTCCTTGGTAATTTGACTATGAGTGCCACTGCGGCAATGCGTTCGCTGATAGATGCAGGGCAATTTGCAAATCTACCGGGTGGTTTTAAGGCTAAAGGAGTTAGGATGGTTGGTGACAACTCTCCTATTGCTCCCGGCGAGTTCAAGGAGGTAGAGGCAACTGGTATAGATTTGTCGAAGGCTATTATTCCCCTTCCCTATAAAGAGCCTTCTCAAACACTATTTAATATGTTGAATTTCGTAGCTAATGCTGGACAGAAGTTTGCGGACAGTACGGAGCAAGTGATCTCCGATGCCGCCTCCTATGGACCTGTTGGAACAACGATGGCTTTGCTTGAAGCAAGTAGTAAATTCTTCACGGCTATTCATAAAAGAATACATAAGTCACAGAAGGATGAGTTCAGAATCCTTGCTCGTATTGATTATGATTATCTTCCAGAAGAATATCCATATGATGTTCCCTATGAAGATCGTAGTATTTTTAAGAAAGACTTTGACGGGCGGGTAGACATTATTCCTGTCAGTGATCCTAACATTCCAAGTAACGCACATCGTATGATGATGGCGAACATGGCACTACAGATGGCGCAGCAGTCTCCTCCCGGTATGTTTAATCTGGAAGCTTTGAATAGAACTATTCTTACTGCTTCTAACATGCCCAATGTAGATGAGATACTCCCGCCAAAGATTGAACCTCAACCTCTTGATCCAGTATCTGATATCATGGCTTCGACAAAAGGTATTCCGATTGCAGCCTTCCCCGGTCAGAACCATGATGCACACATACAAGTAAAGATGGCGTATCTTCAAGACCCTAATAACGGTGCTAATCCTATTATGCAACGTATTTCTCCAATACTTCAGGCTAACATTCAAGAGCATTCTGTGATGAAGTATCAGGAACAAATGAGTGGGCTTGCAAATGAAGTGATGCAGCAGTCTCCTGATCAAGCTCAGAATCCTGCTGTTGTTGAGATGGCTATGGCAGAAGCAGCAAAACAAATTCTTAATGCTAATCAGGCAATGGGTATGGCCCAATCTCCTGAACAGCAACTTGTGTCTTTGGAACAGGCCAAGGTTGAACTTGAGAAACAGAAGCTTCAGTCTGATACAGTAACAGATGCAGCAGAGCTTGAGCTTAAAAACAAAGAACTTGAGATGAAAGAAACTGCACAGATTATTGAAATGCTTAAAGCTTCCGCAGCAAGTAAGTCTAAAGAAGAACAGGGTGAATTGAATAGAGAATCTAAAGAGGCCATTAAAGAAGCAGAGCTTCAAACTAAAATTGAAATAGAGCAAGCTAAAATTGAAAGCGTAAATGATAGAGAGTTTGCAAGAACTATATCAGAGATGCTTAAAAAACAAATGGACGACGATAAAGAAATGGATACGGCTGCACTAGAAAATCTAGTCAAATTAGCCAGTGAACAAATGAAGGAGATGACTAATGATGAAGAAGGGTAAGGGATATCCTGAACACGTAAAGGATACTGGAAAAACTTTTGGAGATGCTTATGCACAGGACATTACAGGTGGACGTACTACCCGCAGTGCGCTTAATGAATGGCCCAAAGAAACATGGGAAACTCCAAAACCAATTAAATCTTCTCGCAAGAGTACCATGTATATTTAGGTATGGAGATTTGGGATGAAGTAGTAAAAGAGTACAACAACGAGATTAACAATTTAAGATTAACACTGGGTAATGGTTCTGCTGAAGATTACTCACACTATCGACAAATTGTTGGTTCTATTTCTAGCCTAGAATGGGCAAGAGATAATCTAACAGACATTGTAAAAAAACGTATATATATGGAGGACGAAGACTAAAAATGCAACAAGTAGGTTTAGGTGGCGCACTAAAAAACGATATGTGGATTACTGAGG